TATTACTGTGTTTATATACAGTAGTTTCAAATGGAATGCAGATCAATTTGGGTTCGCCTATTAATTTTTAAGGCTGAATGTCCCCAGGCTGCTCTGTCAGTTCAAGAGAAGCTTCGGAAGCTCTTGTTTTCCAGATGCTATCCTCTGGCATATCGAGGCGAACGTCGATCCAGCTGTTGGCAGGAACATCTATAGGAGCCCCTTTCGTTTTAACAATTTCGCCTTCTTCGTTGAGTATGTATTTCCGCTTAAAAAGCCGAATCGTCAGCCCACCGCCTTCTGTCTGCTCAGCTTCAACTACACCCAGTTCCCCCATGCCGCCAGGGTCCATTGGTGGCAATAACTGCCAGCCCTCAGAGGCCAGTCCCGCTGAACCAGTCAGGACATAAACACCAACATCCAGTCTTGAAATCTTGATCCCTTCAGCTTCTTCATTGGCAGTGCCACCTCCACACCAGCTGAAACCGTCAGAATCAATGTCCTCACGCTGGCAGTCCTCACGGGATTTTACAATACGGGCGACAGGGGACGCCGCCTTCAAAGTACCATCGCTTGATTTTGTCGTATTACCAGTCGTGTAAGCTTCGTGATAGGCCCATGCGATCCCGCTGTAATATGAAAACCAGGTACGACGTAGAGAGTATGCCTGATGTATTCTGGTTGGCCTGTTGCCCCGATTGAGAATGATGGAAGTTAGTCCCGTATTCGATGTCAGGCCCAACTGAGTCAGACCATCATTTTGATGTGAGGTAAATCCGGTAGGCGTTAACCCGTCCATATTATCGAGGGTTGGACCGTCCGCCTGAATAGCACCAAGGTTAAATGCGCCTACCAACATCACGTTTCCAGAGTTTGTTCCGGCATCTTTTGCAGCTGCGCTACCAAGGCTTGCTTTATCAGCTTTTTCATTTAATGCAGCCGTAAAACTGTTCCATGACGGACCGGTGAATGAAGAACCATCCGGGAGCGTAACGGTTATATTTCCCGATGCACTGAATAACCGCTGCCAGTTCTGTTTGTCATAGTTCAGGCCACGCAGAGCTTCGGCGCTTTGTGCCACCAGCGCAGCAGTAACAAGGTTCATCGCAACGCGCGGCACGGCATACCATGCCGCCCCTGCCTGAGTGGGTCCGGTATAGCTGCTGACAAGCGTCAGTGAGGTATTACTGTTCACTGTTTTGATCGCCAGCGTGTAGGGAATACCGCCGATGGTCACAACAATAAAATCTCCGGCGACCAGTTCGGTGGTAAAGGCGGTGCCATTGCCGGTGACTGCTGCTGAGTTATTGGTCAGTGTCAGTGTTCCTGCGGACATGGATGCTCCTTTGAGGCAATAAAAAACCCCGCCGGAGCGAGGTTGGTATTAATACTGAAAAGGTTCAGACGTACATATCGGGGATAACGGGTAGCGAGATCGGCGTAACCCCGGCGTTCGCGAGCTGCCTGTCAGCCCAGCCGACATACAGCCCCCTCCCCGCCCTCAGTGTGCCATTCTGCATAACCAGCCCGTAATGGTAGTGATAAATGCGACCACCGCCGAAGCTGGGCACCCTGAGACCAAAGCGGCCAACCGGAACATATCCGCCACCGGGGACGGTCTGCGCTGATGTGGATGGCACAAAATTAGTGCCGAGATAAACAAATGGCCTTCTCGCCGTTGAGAACGTGCACTGGCCTGCCGCGTTATAGATATTGAATCCGGGATTCGCGGCCACGGGCGTAACGCCACCCGCAAAAATAATCACATCAACTGTGCCGATCATGGGCTGGTCTTCCGTGTTTGATCCATCATTCAGAAACAGCAGCCGGTTTCCGTCATAGTCCAGGGTGTAAGGGCTGTTCCACTTACAGCAGACCAGGTATTTACTGCGATCAAATCCTGCAATGGTCGGCGTGACCCAGCCGGACGTACCGACAGTTACCCTGGCTTTATAGATGCAGTACCCGACCCTTGACGCCGTTGTGATCGCCGTAAAGTCGGTGCTGTTCTGAACGAGAAGGCCAACGTTTGAGTTCTGGCTTACGGGCAGGATCTGCCACAGCGTGCCGGAGAACGCCACGCGCTGCGGATTGGGAAATCCGGGGTTTGAATTCCCGCTCCAGTTCTGCGTGACGTTCGCGCCGGAGATAGTGACGCTGTCCAGCTTGAATATCCCCTCGTCGCTGATTACCGTCTGGGTCGGTATGAAAATGACATTCGACCCGGCCACGTAACCCTCAACTGTCGCAGTATTCACGTTACCGATACCGCCGGATATCGCCCCGCCATATGTAGGGCAACGTAATCCGGCGGTAATTTCCATCGGTTTACCGCCATCATTGAGATCGATTAAAAGTCCTGAAGGCATAAATCACCATGAACCAACGACGATACGGCCACCGCCGGGGATGTTGACGGTAATACCGTTATTGTTGATAACGACCGTGTTATTGGTCCCGTTGAACGCAAAATTACCGCTGTCTGCATAGAGTTTGCCGTGGAATTCACAGTCGCCGTTCTTGTCGATGTTCCAGCCCCGAACTCCGGCTGCGAAGTTTGTCGAGCGGATATAACTGCCGATTTTCGCATTGGTGATACTGCCGTCCTGGATCATCGCGTCACGGATAAAGACCTGTCCGTTATAGACAAAGAAGGCGGCCTCATAGTTGCCGGGATCGCTTCCTGAGTAGATGCCGAACTGGTCAGCAGCGAATACAACCGTGGATTTGTAAGAACCACCAGAAGGCTCAATGGACATACCAAAGCCAGTGTTGTACTTCACGCCGTTACGGATAATGCCAAGGTTCAGGGTATATGAAGCCTTGCCTGTACCGTTGCTCGTCACCTCGGCGTTCATTTTCTGGTTAACCGCCGTCGTCAGGTCCCCAACCTCTGCCTGAACATACGTATCGAGGGAAGCGATAGCTTTCGTGTTATCACTGATGGCCGTTTGCTGTTCGAGGATTTGCGAGTTAACGCTTTCGAACTGAGACTTAACACTGGTGGTGAGCTGGGCTAACGCCTTGTCTACCGTGGCGATCGTTGTCCTGACCGTCATGATTTCGGCATTTACTTCCCCCAGCTGATGGAACTGGCGTTCCACCGTGCCGTTATTCGCCAGCGCGTTTTGCAGAATGCCTTCAAGGTTGGTATCAACGCCCTTCTCCACGTTTTTCATGGCGTCAGAATTCCTGACAGACTCGTCAATGACGTCAATCAGGCCCGACGTATCGGTCTGGCACAGCGCGGCCACTTCAACAAACGCAGATGTACCAAACGCGTTGATCGTGCGGACATACCAGTAATAGGTGTGCCCGTTCTTCAGGTTATGGCTGCTCCAGGTGGTGCCGATCCCGGCACGCGTTGCCCTGCCTTCAACCGTTGACGTGCTGGTATTCGGTAGCCTGGTTTCGCCGGATGTCCAGAAATCAAACTGCGTTGATACGTTCGTCACTGCTGCAAGGCGCGGGTACAGCGTGATGGCAAAATAGCTTTGCTCAATATCGACCCGTGACGGCGCAGGCGGGGCCTGAATGCTGAATTCAAGATATGCCTCCGGCGACTCTGCCCCCATCTGGTTTACCGCAGTGACGTGAGCCGTGTAGGTAGACTGGACAAGCCCTGTCAGGTGGGTAAAGGAACCCGGAACCTGAACAGAGAGCACCGTCTGACCCGCCTTGCGGATCACAACCTTGTTGTAAACAAACTGCCCGATGTTCTGCCAGGACAGCACGCCCTGAACCACCTGCCCAATTTCCTCGACGGTGTATTTCAGGTTCTGCGGCTGCGCCACCCCACCAGATGGCAGCTGCGTGAACGGCGGCCGCTCAATTGGCTTGCCTATCGCATCACCCCAGACATCAGCAGTCTCCTGTTTGAGGGTGATCTGCACCCCGTTCTGTACACCGAACCGCCAGTCGGTCACGCGCATTTCGACATTGATGATACCGAGCGACGGGAAATTAACCTTCACGTACATGCCAGGACGGTAGCGATAACCGCTCAGGTTCAGGCCGCAATAGTTATCAGCTACCCGCGCCGGTGCTGAATGAACCGTAAACGAACGCCTCAGGGCGTTTCACAGCCAGCGCCAGACGTTCTTCGCAACGGATGGTGATCATGTTTTTCTCGAAGTCGTCGGCGTTTTCGGTGGAGATAACCACGTTCGCATCTTCGCGGTCGAAGATTTGCGCGCCAGCGTTAAATGCACCGGTCAGGAATTTACCCTGGAAGGCTGCCGCTTCCGTTGCAACAACCGGCAGGCCCCACAGAGTCG